CAAATGGTGGCTGTCATGGGTTCAACGTTGAAATCTAGGGATATATGATTAATCTCGCCAACAACTGGTTTTATAGAATCATCATCATTTTTGATTGGGTCATAGTTATAGTAAAATCTGTTACCCTGCATGTTGATGAATAAACCCTTAAGGTAAGCATCAAGCATTATGGAATCAAAACTAGCTTCGAGTGATTTGATGTAGTCTGAACCGAGGTTTTCGACGTTATTCCTGGTATCGCCAAAAATGATCTTTGATCCCTCAATGGGTCTTTCAATAAAGAACTCGTAATACTCAGAGCCCAAGCCTTCAGGCGTTCCGCAACTTGCTATCTGTGGATATTTAGCGCCTTTGATTCGAACACGAGAAACAACCTCTCGGTAGCGCTCTAGGGGTATTAATGTAACTTCATTAATAAGAGCGTATGCCCAGTTGGGTCCCCTTAGAGGTCTTTCAGCTGTTGCGATATAGAGTTTCCCAGGAGACCAGGGAAATCTAAACCAGTTCTCTGTTTTATGGTGCTCGTATTTGATTCTGTTCTTAAGGAGCGTGTCCTCTAAAAGAGGAAGTATGTCTCTTTTGTAATCCGAGTAACTTGGACATACAAGACCGCCCGGGAATGGTTTATTTGTTACGGATAAATAAAGAGCCTTCATGACTAGGCCGTGTGACTTGCCGCTTCCAAATCCACCGGATAAGTGTAAAAACTTGGTTTCCAAGTCCTTATGGAAGATCTCCTGGTGGGAGTTCATCTTGTAATTGATTTGGAGCTTCATGAATGGGGGTGCCCGATCAGGCCTGAGCCGATTCCGTCCATGGAAACTCCCCCCACATCAGGATACATTACTTGGTTTTTTTATCCTTAGATTTATCCACAGGCTTATCTGTTTTAACCTCTGGTTTTTTCTCTTCTTTCTTTTCTTCCGCTGGTGCGCTAATGGCGGCAGGCGAGGGAAGTTGTATTGGGGCTGGTGAGGCCTCTGGCTTTACAGCAAATAGAGCTTGAGTGACCTCTATTGCGGCTAGAGCGATTGCTCCAATTACTATCATTAGAATGAACATTAAAATGTACCCGCGTTTAGTCATATTACTTACCTTTCTTGTTATAGATGCGATCGATTTTCTTTCTTGGTTTTTTAACTCTTGAGCCGTTACCGCTTTTTCTAGTCTTTGCTTTTTTATGCTTTGCCATTATTCCCCCCTAAGACACAAACTCTAGACCGTCTATTTCATCACCGCTATCTGGGGTGGGAGCGTCTGTCCAACCGCAGAAGTTTTTTAGCGCAAAGATGAGCATGCAGTTATCGCCCTGAAGAGCCTTCTGGATGGCCTTTTGAACCAATAGAATTCTGGTTTTAGCCATATGTTTAGCTCTAAACTCCCGGAATGTTACATCAAACTCAGCTTTGATCTTGTCTTCCAGAGTAGTCTTACTGATATCAAAGAATGCAGAGGCGTCCTCAAGGGTTGGACGATATTGCATGAGGTGTTTTACTTTTTCCCAATCAAGATCCTTGGTTGGTCTGCCCATCTTGGATTTTGAGCCCGAGTTCTTCATATGCGCCATTCCCTTGAGAATCCAATCGATCCTCTGTTTTTCTGAAGGTTAAGTTTGCGAGATCGGATTGATGTTTTTCATCTACGAAGCGTTTTAGGTTTTGGATAAAAAACGCAGTGAATTCGTGGACTACGCGTTTTAGTTTTACGCGGTCATCAAAGGATTTAAGCTTAACCTGCATAAGCTGTTTATTTAATTCATCAATAAAGACTGGGACACGCTCATGGGATTTTAGAGCTCGCCTTAACTCTGTTGGGATATTGTTAAGGGGGTCATTTACGTATTCCTGATAGTCTTGAACAATTTTTGCTCTCAAGGACATTTACTCCCCCGACTCGATGCCTGGGATGGGGCTTGCTTTTTGTGCATCAACGGTTTGGACCTTAACGGCCTCAACGTTCATGACTCTTGGCATAATCTCCTGGGAACCGAGATATGCTACCGAGTGGGTGTGCGTGTCGTCTCTTGCTGGGACGGACACTCTTTGGGGTCTGCCGTTTACGATCTTTCTAACTTCTTTCATCGCAGGGCCGCACTTAGCTGCAGGCTTGCCATCAGCATCAACAAAGAATTCCATTTCGTGAAAGTGTCCGCCAACCGAGATGGACTTTGTGAGCTTTCGGCCATCAGAGTCGATAGTGTGGTAAAAGTGTGTGTGTTCTGTGGGCTCGTATCGTGGGTGATCAGTCCAGCTGACGTTTTTTTGGAACTCTGAAAGTTCGAGTTTAAAGAGGTCTGATCTTAGAATTTGCTGTTTTCTGTAGATGAGATTTGTTGGAGCTACAGGTCCGGACGGTACTTCTTTTTGTTTGGCCATAATATTTCCCCCAGTCAGGTTAATTTTATTCAATTATTAATTACTTCTTAGCAGCAGCCTTTTTCTTCTTAGCGGCTTTCTTCTTGGCTTTCTTAACTTTTGCTTTTTTCATAATTCCCCCTTGTATTTCTACTTTAGTGTCATAAGCCTAAGTAAAATCAAGCAAAAACGTAGATCGCATAAAGCGTGATTAAAAATAATAGGTAGAGAGCTAAGAGATGTGGGTCTTCAAAGTCGAATTTTCGTCTCATTTAAAGTGCCCCGTAATTTGGACCACGCCACGGGGCCACAGCGTGTGGATAGCCTTGTGGGCTAATTCTTATTTAAGACTCATTTGTCTGATTCTTTAAGTCCTGAAATAAGTAAACACGCTTTTCTGTGGCCATCGAGCGCCTCATCTAAGGTCTCGTATCTGGTTAAAACTTGGTCGAATTTTCCACCGAAGATAAGTGTTTCAAACCATTTTGGGTTTAGCTTTGTTCCCTGGTTCATTCCAAGAAAAATTGTGGAGATTTCAGATCCGTTGATTGTATTGAAGGCGATTTTTCTTTCATTATCTCGCATCCATTTTCCCCAGAAATCTATGTTGATTGTTGGGATGATCATTCCGTCGTGTAGTATGGCAACTTGCATTTAGTGGCGATACCCGCCGGGAGGCTTTTCGCTTGTCTCTTTTTGATCTTCGATGGAATAGATTTTATCAACCGTGCAGAGAAGGGCTGAGTCGGCGTCTTCGTTTTTACATATTTCTTCACAGCGTTTCATATCATCAGTGATGGCTACCATTTTTGAATCTTTGCAGATGATAATAATTTTACTGCCCGTTGTGTATTTCTTGGTAGTCATGTCTGCCCCCAGAGAAAGTTTGGAGTAGTCTGGAAAATCTGTCTATTAGAAATGCCCCGAGATTTATTTAGCGAGTCGGGGCACCCGCTGGAGGATAATCCTTGTGGATCATCACTTTAATTAAATGCGATAATCACAAAAAAGGAGAGTCCTGATTTTCCGCTCCTGCCGTACCCCGCCGATCCGTTCCGATGCCATCCTGTCCATTCCGAGCAGTTGATTTTGCAAGCCGGGGCGTTAGGGGGAATGATCGCCTCTTAACGTTTCAATACCTGGAGTGAAGCTATTGCCGGCCCGCAAAAATTTCAGATTTGTTGTTTTTGTTCTGGAAATTTGTAGAAAACTCTTTTTTTGATGAATTCGATTTCTTGTATGCTGAGTTTGTCTAAATCACATTCTAAATCAAGGGCGTCTAAGAAGTTATGCCCATCTAGGATGAGTTGTTGGATGTTTTTAACCGCCTCATGCAGTGCTCGTATTTGTTCTTGGCTGTGTGGTTTCATTCATTTTCCTTCCCCCCCACTTCTAAAATTACTTTTTTTAATAATTTAATATAGCTAGGGCTCATATCCATTGAGACTGCTGATATTACTATCGCTTCAAGGATCTTCCTTTTTGCTGTTAAAAAGCCCAATTGATATTCGTGGTGGGCCAGTTGACTTTCTCGAAAACTGCCCAATGTCTTTTCTTTTATTTCCATTTTGCCACTCCTTAAAAGCAGTAGGGTACTGTCCGTAGTTTGTGGTTAGAAATTTGGTTATAAGTTCTAATTCTTTTGTGTAAGAGGCTAGAAGTTGAAGTTCTTGATTAATGCCTTTTAGATCCACGTGCTGTCTCCAGAAAACTTTCGCAAAGAGCTGCCGCAACAACCAATGGGATAAGTACTAATATAAGGCCTCCGACATAAAACTTTTTAAACATGTCGCTGATATTCTCTGTCATAGAGTTCTTGTTCGATTTTATCTTGCTCGCTTTGTACGAAACATTCGTTTTCATAAGCCGCCTTAGCTTTATCATCGACCCACATATCAATTTCGGGGACATATTCTAAAACGCCTGCGTAGGGATTAAGTTTTATGATTTCGCTCACAAGGCGCTTCTTGGTTTCTTCATTAAGGCTTAGAAGTTCTGTTTTTGTGATGTAGCCAGTTTTATTCACTCGTTCTAAAAGTTCATTAAAATCTACCATGCTGGTTTCTCCATAATTGGTTTGCCGGTCATTGTAATACCCCATGAGCGCTCATAGGAGTCGATGGCTGTTTTAAACTCCGATGAGGCCCATGGGTTTGTTAACCATTGGATCTCAAGTCCTGCTTTGTCAGCATATTTTTGCGCGAACTCTGGTGCTTTTTTATAGCTAAAGGCTTCAAAGGCTGTGAGTAGTGTCCCTGACTGGCTGATGATCTTAACAATGAAACCTGTTTCCATTCTGCTTGAGATATAGGCGTAGGCTTTCATTAAGATCCCCTTTCAATTAGTTCCATGTAATTCATGAACTGTTTTTCTTGAGCGTGGGCGTTTGAGAGGCCTTTGTTTTTCTTGATGTAATCGACGTAATCTTTAGCGGCTTTCTTATTTGAAAAAGCCAGCTCCTTAAAAGACTGACCCTTGTAGAGCCCCCCCTCAAACACCGTGTTTCCTAGGACCACAATGTTCATGGCATCAGTCTTTGGAGCCGGCGGAGTAGTCTTTGTATCTGTAGTCTTGTCGTTGATACGACCCATGGCATGCTCGCCATCGTCATCTTCATCAGTGACCATGCCTGTTAACGCAGCTAGTTGATATCGCTTGTAGTAAGTGATGGCACTTCCGATGCTTTGGGGATCTTGTTTAACTGGATTTATACGGGCCTCAGAGGCCAGCCACTGGCCGGATGAGTGAAGCAAGGTCGTTGTGAGGGTTTGATGGTCCTGATCGATTCTTAGGGCGTTCACGACGCTTAGGCCGTGTTTAGTGAGTGGGTCTCTAACTTGATCCCAGATGCTTTGAAGTGATGCATAGCGTGATTTGAAAAAGGGGTTTTGAGCTTCTTTTTTTGCGGGCTTCATTTCAGCCTGAGCTTTTGCAAGGGCTGATGCGAGCTCGTTAATTTGTTCTGAC